TCTACAAGGCGGTCACCGATCCAGACTACCAAGGCGGGTTCGGGCAGTGGTACCAAGAGCTTGCACAGATGGGCGGGATCACCCGCTTCTTCGGTCTGGACACGCTGGAAGACCGCGTCACCAAGCTGAAGAACCTGGAGGCGCGCGTCGCTCGCAAGGACTGGAGGGGCGTGGCGATGAACGCCTTCCAGAAGTCATACGCCGGGACGTACGTGAAGGTTCTGGAGGACGTCAACGCCACCATCGAGGCTGCGCCCAGAGTGCTGACCTACAAGGCGCTGGTGGACGCCGGATGGAGCAAGGAAAGAGCCGCCGACTACGCCAAGAACCTGACCACCAACTTCAACCGCAAGGGTGCCAACCAGTTCCTGTCGTCGTGGTACCTGTTCTTCAACCCCGCCGTGCAGGGCAGCGCGCGTATCTTCGAAGCTCTCGCCACGCCGCAGGGCAAGATGATCGCCACCTCCCTGTTCGGCATGGGACTCGCGGCTGGCCTGACTGGCAACTCGGGCGGCGACGACGACAAGAACGGCATCCCCGACTACCAGCAGCTTTCCGACTGGGATCGGGCGATGAACATCATCCTGTGGCCGAACGGCCCCAAGATACCGCTCCCGTACGGCTGGAACGCCTTCTACGCGGCTGGCAACTACGTCAGCGATGCATTCTTCGGTCGCTCGCCGATGGACGCGTCGTGGGCCGGTTTCAAGGCCGCTGCGAACTCGTTCAATCCGCTGGGCGGGTCCGACTCCAAGTCGGCGCTGGGCTGGATTGGCAAGACCGTGACGCCGACGATTGGCGATCCGCTGCTTGAGTACCTGATGAACGAAAACCGCTTCGGCGGCGAGATCAGGCGCACGCAGGACAAGGCGTACGGGCCGAAGCAACCGGAGTCACAGATGGGCGGCATCGGTGCGACGGCGGGATCGAAGGCGCTCACCGGCACGCTCAACGAGTGGACCGGCGGCAGCGCCGCCAAGCCCGGGCTGGTGGACATGAACCCGGACTCGGTGGACTGGTTCTTCGGCGGCATCTTCCCCGGCGTGCCCACCACCGCGACGCGCTTCGCCTCGACTCTGTACAAGATGGGCGCTGGCGAGCAGACCGAAACCAAGGACTACCCGTTCTACAGACGGGTGGTGGCAGAACCTAACCGGGGCAAGATTGCCGAAGCTCTCAAGGAAGCGAAGGGGCAGATCAAGGAGTTCCAGAACATCGCCAAGCGCGGTGATCCAGAGGAGCGCGCCGAGTTGGCGAAGACCCATCCGGGCTGGGGCGGCGTCGATGCGACCTTCACCGTGCTGACCAAGCAGACCAGCGCACTGTACAAGCGCAAGGCGGCGATCATCGATGGCAAGATCGACGTTACAGACGAGGCGGCAGAGAAGAACCGCATCGACAAGCAGATCGAGGAACTCAACAACCGGATGCTGAAGCGGTACAACGAGGCGGCGGCAAAGTGGTAAGCGATCACGACATCGTTACAGAGCAAGACCTTGCGGCCCTGCCGCCGGACGGGGTTATCCACGTCTACCCGCTGTTCGGCAGGGAGCATGAGGCTACCGTGAACTGCTGGTGCCAGCCGAAGCCGCTCCCTGACGAGCCGCGCGTGTTCCTGCACCACGCGGACAACTAGGTCTTCGCGGACGACTCCGCGAGGGCGGCGCGCAGGTTGTCGCAGCCGGCATCGATGCGCAGTACTTCGCTCGCGATCACCGCCCGCAGCCGCTTGATCTCTGCTATGGCATCTCCCGCTCGCTGCGCGTAATCGACTCGCTGATATTCCAGCCGCTCGATTTCGTCGGCGGCTTCGCTATAAAGTCGCGACGAAACGTTCGACACTAACGGATCATCGGCGCGTGTACGCAGCCGCTCGGTAAGGTCACTCATGGCGTTAGCCACCTCCGCGCGTCGCCTATCGGCCCGCTGACGCACTCCTCCAGCGGCACGCCGATCTCGTCGGCAGCGTACTGAGCAAGCTCGCGCAGCGCCTCGCGCAGTCGCCCGATGTAGTCGATCAGTTCGGCGATCAGTTCGTCGGCGTCGGCTTGACTCGACCACTTCTCGGCACGCTCTGTGTAGGCGTCGAGCGCCCGCATATCCTTGTCGTCCAGTTCTGTACGCAGCCGCTCCAGCGCGTCGGCCAACTTGGTCATGCCGCTTCCTTCGGGTATGCGTGCGGCCACCCCTTCACGCCGTCGTCGCTGTAGATGGCCGACAGCCTCGCTTCGGCTTCACGCATACGCTGGCGGCACTCCTCGATCTCTGTGATCGCCGCCCGCAGCCGCTCGTTCTCGGCGAGCGCCTGCTCGTAGTCGGCCAGTAGGTTATGCACGGCACCGGTAGCCCACTTGCCACCGGTTGAGAAAAACGAGAGGTTGTCTCGATGTTGTTTCACGGTTTTCATCTGGTGGCTCCTGTAGCTAATCTATACAGATTGGATCGCGCGGGCAGTAGGTGCGGCCTTGGCACTGGTCGGGATGTCGGCAGTGCTGCGGGTAGGGCACGAACTCGCGCATCGCGTCGCGCTTCTTCGCGCACTCGATCTCTTCCTCTGTAGGCTGGTGTGGCGGTGGCAACGGCTTCATCGGGGCCATGCCGCCCACCTGACGCTGGTGCCAAGCCTCGCGCTGTGCGCGGCGCTGTTCGTTGAGTTCGTCGCGAGAGAAGATGCGTTTCATGGTTCGTCACTCAGGTCTGGGCGGGGAGCGTCGTTCGTCATAGCGTTCTCTCGGCTTGTCGGCAGACAGGATCGATTCGATTGCGGTCAACGCCTGCCTGCTGACGCGGTTGAAGCCCTCCATGTCGCGCTGCACGGTGTTCAGCAGGGCACGCAACCGCACGATCTCGCGGGCCTGCATGATGATGATCTCTTCGTCGGTGGGCTTTGGTGCGGCCTTGCTCACTCTCTGTACTCCGTTGGTTTGTACGGTTTCAGCATCTCTGCGGGGACCAGCCAGCATCCCCACTCTTCCTTCCAGAACTGGTCGAGCTTGCCCTTGCGACACCGCATGTAGCCGTAGACGTCGGCGATCAGGCCATCGATGCGGATCAGGAAGAAGAACTTGTCGTCGTCATCCTTTGGGTACAGACGCAGCCCGCCGTTGGCGTGGAAGGTGGCTCTGGCCTGAAACGTCCCGACGTCGTCGGCCCTGAAGTCACCCAAAGCGCCGCTCCAGTACTTGCCGGTGGCCTTCGCCAGCGCAAGCTCGCCCAGAGCGCCGGAGATGTTCGCGGTCCAGCAGTCGTTGCCGACGCCGAAGATCGGCTTGCGGTTCTCGATCAAGTCCTGCGCCTGCCGCTGACCAGCGACGAGGTAAGCGTGGAGGATTTCGGAGGTCGTGTACTTGACCCTCACTTGACGGCTCGCAGGGGACGCAGCGAAGGGTAGACGTTGTACAGAGTCTCGACCTTGGCCTTGTCCTGCTCCAGCCGCGCCTTCTCGGCCTGCGCCTGCTCCTTGCGGATGCGAGCGAAGGTCGTCTTCAAGTCGGTGTGCTGGTAGTCCACGTGCTTGAAGCGTTCGTTGTCGTTGAGCTTTCCCATCATGCCGCCTTCCTTGCCTTGCGCTCTGCGGGGAGCGGGTAGACCTCGTCCTGCACCGACTTCAGAATCTTCAGCGGCTTGCGACGCATGAAGTACTTGATCGCGTTCTGCGCCTTGAGGAACGCGTCACGCCACACGTCCCGACTGCCAAAGCCGTGCGAGGTGTGGATGGCTACCAGCATGTTGCGCAGCGCGACGGCGGCGCTGTCGCTCTCGTCTTCCATGAAGCCCTTGGTCAGGACGTGGCAGAAGGCGGTCAGGCGCTCCTTGTCGTCTTCGTGATACCAAGCCCGGGCGATGGCGGCGAGGACCAGCGAGTGTGCGAAAGCACGCGTCTTCGGACCATGCTCGATGGCCCAGCGCGCCGCTTCGCCGTGAGACTCGATGTAGCCCAGCTTGGTGGCGTTCGACGTGCCGAAGCGCGAGTTGTCGCCGCGCAGGCCGGTGGCAACGGCACGGGTCACTGCGATCAGGAGATGGGTGACGCCATCGTTCACGCCAGCGATCTTGGAGGCGTCCACCAGCGAGCGGTTGAAGCCAGTGTCGATGTTCAGACCAGACGCACGGTCCAGCCCACGCACCACGATGAAGGTCTGCGGAATCTTGGTTTCCACGATGGCCCACAGACGGTGCTGGCCGTCGGCGATGTCGTGGCTGTTTTCGTAGAACGCAATCGGATCGGTGCAGTGCGTCCACTTGCCGTTGCGCATGTCGGCGGCGTACTTCTCCACGATGCCGTTGCGCAGCTTGCGGTTCAGCTTGTTCTTGTTCAGCAGCTTCTCGGCCTTGGCCGGAGTGATCTTCTCTACGGTGACTTCCACGGTGGCTCCTATGGGTTGGACAACAGACGTTGACAGTGTAGGGCGTGGCGAGCGTCCTGTAAACCCCTACGGCAGTTGCTTGCCGTTCTTGCCCTTGCGCCAGCCACGGTTGGTGGCCTCGCTGACCACGGCGAGGTTGCCCTTGCCGTTGCCGCCGCCCCTGATTAGCGGCTGCTTGTGGTGGACCTCTTTGCCGTCGCCCTTGTGAACCACCCCAGCGCGTTCCATCGCACGGCGCGCGGCGTTGCGCTTGGCTCTGTTGTCGATCTGCTCCGGCCTTGCGCCGTACGCACGGTTGCTGATCTTCTGCTGCGCTGTCTTCGGCATGTGTCCCTCGCTCTGTAAGGCAGCGGGCACCCGCCCGCCGCCCGATGGTACGACTACGCCTCCTCTTCCTCCAGAGGCAACTCCGACTCCTCCTCCTTCGGCTTGGGATCGACACCCGGGAGGCGCGGCTGACGCGGGTCAGCATCGATGTCCACGATCTCCACCCCGGCCTTGGTCGCCTCGTACAGAGTGTTCTGGTCGGCGTACTCGCAGACAATCGACATCTGCGCGGCGTAGGTGATCGCACCCTGCTTGGTCTTCGCCTTGATCAGCATCTGCTTATCACCTACCCAGACGCTGTAAATCTTCGACTTCAGCTTGTTAGCCATGTGGCTCCTCGTTATCGGATGTGCGGTTGCAACGCTGCAAGAGCGGCCATCCTGCGCTTGGCCGACTCGGACTGCTTGGCACGTCGGTTGGTATCCGGCACCCACTCGGTGAGCAGCGTGTTGACCGGGATGCCCATGCGACGCGCCAGCACTGCGGCGATCTGGAACGACAACCGCCCCCTGCTGAACGCCACGCTGATCGCTTGCCGCGTAGTGCCTGCGGCCTTGGCGATCTCGACCTGCGTGATGAAGTGATCCAGCAAAATCTGGCGTGGCGTGAGGTTCGGTGGTGGCGGCACGATCTTCTTCGGCACGATCTTCTTCTGCTTGACCTTGCGCTTGATTGCCTTCCGCCTCACCACCTTCTTCACCGCCTTCTTCCGGCCCCGGACCCAGCGCACTCCCTTGCGGACTTTCTGTACTCGCTTCATGCTGCTTTCTCCAATCCAATCAACAACTTTCAGAACGGAAGATCGTCGTCGATGTCCTGCGGCTCGGCCTGCGGTGCCGGTGCGCGCCGGGGCGGCGGCGTTGACTCTGTAGGGCTGCGCGTGTCTTCGCGATCCTTGGCTTGCAGGAACAGCGTGACCGACTTGCCCGCCGCGAACCACGCCAGCGGGACCGCGTCGATGATGATCATCTTGATGCCCTTGGCCGACTCCACTAGACGCCCGATGGTGACGTAGTTCTCCTTCTCGGCTCCGTTGCGGTCGGTGTAGGTTTCTCCGGTTCTTGCTCTGACGAAGTGAGTGATTCCCATGCGTACTCCTTGTAGATCAGTCGAGTCTCGACTGATGCGTTGATCTTCGGTTTGGTGCCTCTGCGAAACGTGGGTGGCTCGACGTCGGCATCCATGTACGCCCAGAAGTCGGCGATCAGGATGTGTAGCTGCGCCCAGTACGAGCGCGATCTGTAAACCCGGGTGATGGTGTACTCGTCCGGCGTCCACACCATGAAGTCCCACCAGTTCCGGTCGGTGATCTCCATCAGCCCCTGCATCTGCGGCATGTAGTACGACGGGATCGACGCGTACAACTGGATCGGGCACTTCACCTCAAGCCCGCCCAACTGGCCGGAGTGGTAGGTGAAGCCCTCGACCAGCGCGTCGGGTGAGCCGCCGATCCAGTCCAGCGTCGGGTGAACGAGGAAGCCTGCCGACATCACCTTGTTGCCGGTGACCTGCTCGTACAGAGCGACCGCGACCTGCTCGTAGTCGATGCCGCTCTGCATCCGCTCGGTGGCCCGCTGCCCCGGCTCGCGTCCGGTCAACTCACGCCACAACCGCTTGCGTGAGCCGATCAGACCGATGGCCTCCCCCATGCGCGAGGCCGTCATCTTCCCGGCCCGCGCGCTATGCCACTCGGTCGAACGCTGCTCCATCACTCTTCCGCCGGTTCCTCTGGGGCGGGGGCGGCTGGAGCGATCACCGCCTTGCGAGCGTTCACCAGCTTGTTGAACACCTTGCGATGCGCCTCCGGGATGTCGTCGTACACCTTCTTGAGCGCGTCCAGCGTGCCCGCACCCTTGATCGCCGCCGTGTGCTTGGCGACTTCCTCGGCGTTCGGCTTGTCTTCCGGTGGCGAGACGGTGCGGCCCTCTGCCCGCTCGGCGTCGTCGTCGCTGCCGTCGTTGGGGGTCAGCATCAGCAGCGGCTGGAGGCTGTAGCGGCGGAAGTAGCTGATCGCCGAACCGATGGCCTGCGGGCCGATGTTCTCGGACGTGCCGCGCAGCACGTTGGTGATCCACTCGCCCGACTCACCGTGGATCACCGTGGTGCTGATGGTGATCACGCCGATGGTCTTGCCCTTCAACTCCGACGTCGTGAAGGAAGGCGACTGGATGACGGCGATGCCCTCGTCCGAGAGCGCGCCACGCACCACGCTCCAGACCTCATGCAGGTCCGCGTACTTCGACTTGAAGAACGGGTTGGCGGCATCCTTGGTGGGCTGCTTGATCACCTTCTGCACCCGGGCCAGCGCCGCCGCGATCTTGCCCAGAGTAGGCGAGGTCAGAAGCTGCGGCGACGACTCGTCCACGCGGATGGCGTGACGCGGTGATGTTATCGACTGCGGCGACCACAGCGCATCGTCGGATTCCGGGTGGATGGTCGGCTCTACTGTCTCTTCGTTCATGCTCCGTTACCTTTCTTGGTCACCTTGGTGGTGTCCTGCTTGACCTCGTCCATGATCAGGGCGACGAACGCGGCGGCGCACTTCTTGGTGCCGTCGTCGTGGGTGAAGAAAAAGCGGCGGCAGGTCATGGCTGCGCCGTTCGTGAGCAGGTACTCGACCAACTCGTCGTTGTCCAACGCGTCGGCGGATGCCGTGCAGAGGCGCGGGTTGGCGCTCCACAGCTTGCAACCGTCGAAGATGGGGGACGGCTCTGCGGCGATGGTGGGGGTGGCGAACAGGCAAAACAGGGCTGCTGCTATCGAACGCTTCATGGTGCTGGTGGCTCCAGTTGTGGGTGAAATCGGTGCTGCAAACGAATCATCTCATCGCGTCAACAACGTGTCAACGTGCGTTGTCGTTTTCATAGTGCGCCACAGTGCGCTCCCTCTGTAGGGCGAAGAAGTCATGGCAAATCAGTGACATACAAAAACCTGACGAAAAGACTTGCCTCCCCCAAAAACCGGAGTTAGATTCGGGACGTGGGTCGCTTCCACCCGGGGTGTTCTCGGATCAGGAATCGTGCGCGGACAGAACATCGTCCGGCGATCTCACGCGTGCTGGCACGACGTACGCGTTGCAGAAGGCATGGCAGTGCCCAACCGAGGCTTATCGGTATCTAGCTCTAGGGAAGCTGGACGGCTGGCTGAACGCGCACGCCGAGGGAGTACGGAGAATCGATCCGTACCATGCGCGCCTCGCCTTCCCCCTCTTGCC